GGGAGCGGCTCATGCTGGCGTGGCGTTTTTCAAATACTCATACGTCGATGGATTGAACCGCATATGCGTGTACGACCACTTGGGAAGCAAATACATCATCACCATCCCGGCGGCACAGGTTTGCCCGGTCAATCTCAGAGTGTAGACAGATCAAGGCGCAGACTTGCGAATGGCAGGCCTGCCCTTCACTCTTGCCCGACGCTCCATCTCAGCCCGGGCGTTGATACGATCGGCTGCAGACATGGTGGACGCATAAGACCCGGCAGCGCTCGCCTGAGGCCCGGTTTCCACGACACCCTGCACTGCCCTTCGCCCCAAGCTCATCGAAGGCCCGATCTCTTCGATCTCCATGCGCGTTACCGCGCCCGTATTTGGATCCCGCGTGACACTGAGCACGCGATAACTCGCATTCGGGTTGGTTATGATCTCCTGCTCATCGGGAGCAAGCCACCGCGCGTCACGTCCGGACTTGTTCCGGATGACGATCATCGGCCCCTTGTTGCCAACTTCGCCGGCAAATCTCTGTGCCGTCTCCGGCCTTGCAGATGAACTCATGGGGCGCCCCGGCTTGAACACATCCCCAGGCTTCAGGCCCTGCAGACGCTCTGCAAAGGCATCCGCTGGCTGCGCCCTGTAGCTCTTGCCCGACCACTTGGGCAGCGTCTCTGCCGCGCGCCCTGCTGCGGCTGGATCCTTGGCCAGCATCTGCCCGGCTGCTTCCGTAGACCCGATGTATTGCCTCATGGCTGCATTCGCTGCCGGGTAACGCACCCGGTGATAGATCTGATAGGGCAGTCGGCCAAGGGCCGGGCCTAACGCGCCGCCGGCGGCTGTTGCCCCTCCGCCCATCAGCGTGTTCCACATGCGCGTCTTGGCTTGCTGTTCATCCGTGCCCCGTCCGGGGTCACGCGCCGCTCCCGCTAGCGTACCGGCCGCCGTCATGGAAAGAACCCGCCCACCCATCGCCGCGGGGCCAAGAGGGCCGGCAGAGAGGATTGCGCGAGGAACCTCAGCCGCGAAGTTGGCGAAGTCGTTGTCCTCCTGATCGGCAAAGGCTTCCTCGTAGGCAGGGAGGCCCGCACGCTGGGTCAACCCCCTTGCAAGGCCGCGCTCGCCGAACCAGTCGTTAGCAGCAAGATCCACCCCGCGCGCCAAGGGGTATACGAGATTGCGCTCGGCCCAATTAAGGTCGCCCTTGCGGAACTTCTTCTTGCCCATGAGCTGTTGCTATTCCTTGCGGCGCTTGCGCTCATAACTTTCCATGAACTTTTTATTTCTCATTTTCTTGCCGTCGTAGAAAAGTTCGCTGCCACCAATGGCGCCTGCCGTGCCGCCGCCAATCAGCCCCGCGGCTTGAGCACGGGAGTAAGATGGATAGTCATTGTCCCATAAGAATTTCGGCCGTTTCTTCAAACGGCTTGCGACATACATACCCGCGTTAGCGCCTAGAATAGCGCCTGCCAGGCCGCCCGATAGGTTTGCAAAGCCCCGATCTTTCTTATCCATTTGCTCAGGAAATTTCTTGCGCAGGTAATACTCCCGCTGCTGCTCAATTTCGTCACGCTGTGCAGCGTTTTCCTGCAGAGCTTTCTCGAAAATGTCCCGATTGTCTTCTTTCTTGCTTGCCATGAAAGTCTCCTAAAGCCTGTTTCCCTTCAACTGCCCCTGCCGCTTCCAGAGCTGGTTGAGCGTTACAACCTCAAGCCCCCTCACCGGCTGATCCGGTTTCTCCACCGCCTTTACCCAGGGCCTTGAAGCACACGCATACCGCAGGCAATCCACCGCGTGGTCTTCGCTGTTGGTGTCCACGTCTTCCACCCGCGCCGAGTCGTGCTGAACAAGGGGAAGCGTCCTGATCGTGTCCTTGCAGTTGTCAAAGAAAACGATCATGGGCCGCTCTGGCGCCTGGCCATCCAGCCTGTGGCGCACCAGATCCCACCCCGCAAAGTGCCCGAGGCTTCCCACCCGCTTGTTATCCGCCGGCCGGAAGCTCACCTCCCAAGGCTTGTAGCGTAGCCGTTCTGCAATGGACGGACCCCCATCCTGCGCAAATGCTGCCGGATCCAGAACCCCGTAGTCAATTTCCGGGTCTAGTGCTTCACGCTCATGAATTCCACGAGCAACATCCGATGCGTTAAGCTTGAGACCGACGTTTGGACCGCTAGCACCGTACCATTCTCGATACATAACAAGTCCACCACGCGGCAGGGTTCGCCCGTCGCCGAGTGCATGGTCGTCTCCAGCAACAGCGTACCATCCGACACAGAAAGGTGCGGCGCTGCCCCAGTCCATCGCGCGGAACCGCGTCCATTGCCTCGGGATCTCAAAGGGCCTGACAATGTGCCTCGCTGAACTGAAGTTGTCGAAGAACGCACCGTCGATAACCGCCCAATCGCCCTCAAGCCACGCGCGAACCAATTCCTTCGACCCCGAGAGCTTCAGACGCTCCACGTATTCCGGGTCGTTTGTTATCAGCGCCGTGTTGTCCGTCACCCTTGCGGGGATAAACAGGCGCTCCTTGCGTCCTGCCTCGTCCACCAGCGCAACGCGGCCTTGAGGGGCAGGATCAATATATCTCTGCTTCACCCAGTGATGCCCCGGGCCGCCAGGGTTTGCAGTCGCCCTGAACCCTACAGGCACACCCGCCGCCGATCGCAAGGTTGCCTTCATCTTGTCCGGCGCCTTGGGTGCCGGCCAATTGGTGAGCTCCTCGAGATACACCCGGCTGAAGAACTGCCCCTGATATTTCTCAGCGTCCCGGTCTTCCTCAAGAGGCCGGAACCTCAGGATCGAGCCGTGCGGGCTCGTCCACTGCCGCTCCATCTTGTGATACGTCCACCCCATGGGCGCGTAGATCTGATGGCTGCGGTCGATCAAGCTGTCCGCCTGTGGCATCTCCCGGCGCATGAACACGCCCCGCGCATTGGGTCCGTATTTCAAAGCGTGCAGGGCAAACTCGCCGAGGCAGGCGTCCGTCTTTCCCCCACCGCGCGCACCGCCTAGCAGGATGTCGAAGAAGAACTCGCTCTGCACAAATGCCTGTTGCGGCCCCCATTGTGGGCGCCACGCGAAATCACTCAGGGGCTTTGTTCCCGAACTCAGCCAGCCAGCGCGCTTGCTCTTCTTCGCGTGTCAGGGGCTTGTCAGTCACGGTCTTGAATGTGGCGGTCTGGGTCAGGTCGAGCCGCTCGCCGTATTTCTTGGGGGCGCGCCTTGCTGCGGTCCACTTGTGGATGTCTGCCACCACCCGAGCCTGTTCTGGCGCAATCTGTCCGTGAATAACTTGCTCTCCAATGTCCACCAGATAATCCGCGGAATGGTCGGCCTGATTAAGCCTTGCGCGTGTGTAGTTCTCCCGAAAGTCTTCCTTTTCCGTCAACCAGCGGAATACGGTGGTCAGTGCGGGATAACCATCCATCTTTGCAATGGAGGTCAACGTCTGTCCGCAGGAGATGCGATCACAGATGTCTTGAGCAAGCTCGTCCGTGTAGATTGAGGGGCGCCCGAGGGCATTGGTTGTCATGGTCTCGCCTCCATAAGCTTGCACGCTGGGGTGTGCTTACGGGTGGGTTGAAATAAAAGGCCCCGGCCTTGGAATGACAGCGTGATGCGCGTCAACCTATCGCCGGGGCCAGGAGGTACAGGGAGATTAAAAATAGTCCGCTTTCTTTACTTGATGAGCCCGTAGTGTTTGGCAAGCGCCTCGCAGCAACGCACGAGCAGGGTCAGGGCTTCGTTAGGCGTCCCCATCCCTGTTGATTGGAAATAAGGGCCGGCGTGCTTGCCGTCTACTGCCACGGCTTCGACTAAGGCCACCGCGCGCTTGTTCAGTTTTGTGAGGAGGAGGATGGCGTGGTCTCTCCTGGCCTTGGAGGCGAGCCGGACATCACTCAGCTCCGATCGCCCCCCTGTTACCCTCTGGTCGTAATTGCCGATGCAAGGAGGAAACACGCCGGCAAGGTAAGCATCGTCCCTGTAGCGCACGAGGGCGTCCGCGTAGGGCTGGGTCAGGTAATGGCGCTTGATGTACCATTCGATGTTATCCTCCATCCGGATGCGTTTTGATTTCCGGTTGTTGGGGTCGAGCTGCTCGATGACCCACGAGGCTTGGTGGCGGGCTTCGGGGGTGCCGAAGTCGCTCTCCTGCTCTGGCGTTTCCTCTTGCGGCTTCCTCATTGCCGGGTTGGCCCCGCTTTCAACAAGGCTTCAAACTGACTGTCGGTGATAGTGTCTACCTTCAGCCGGAGGCGATATCCCGCGAGAAGGTTGTTTAACAGCTTGGTGTGGAAATGATCTTCTACCCCTTGTGTCGCTCTAAGCGTGTGGTCCAGCGCGACCAGTCTGTCGGCTAGGAACACACCGAGGCAGTTCATCGTCAGCCCCAAATCCGTCAAGCCTTCTTTCGTGCTTGTGGCATCGACGATTTCCTCCATCAGCGCAATTAGCGCCTCGGTTATGTTGTCTGCTTGCTTTGCAGTTAAGCTCAACGTTGCTTCGACTGAGAATTGGGCCTGGCTTGTCATGACGCGCATCTCCCGAGATTGTTCAGCGCCCGATGAGCTGGATGTTTGGATGGCCCTCAGACTCGTTTAGAGAGTCACTGGCGGGCGAAAGCGTCCTTACCCTTCCCACCCTACCCCGGCGGGCCTTTTGCCCGTCTGCGGGCTTCTGGGAGTCATTACGGCCTACTGTAGCCAGCGCATGCAGGTTCGCGGCCTTCTGGTACGGGGTCTTGGTGTGGTCTTGGACGATTTCCAAAAACAGGTCGAAACTGACGGTCATGGGGGGGGCTCTCCGTTGGGGTTATCCCGGCGTCCGGCCGGTGCGGGCTTGGTAGTCAGCCAAGTACTGCTGGTAATCCGGGTCGCGGTAGACGGCCGCGAAGGCGCGGATCCCGTCCCCGTACCGATCAATGATCCGGCGAAGCTGCGCGTAGCCGGCGAGATCTGCCTCGCGGTCAACCTTCGATTTAGCCTCGGGCACGATCACTTGCGTGATCCCGGTCGGAACCGTCCAGCCCTGAGCCTCCGTGGCGTAGCAGACCTTGCGGCCCATGCCGTCACGCGTAGGCACCATTGCGCCCTCCGCGGCCCGCACCAGGTTTTCAATCCGCTCCCACTCGCGGAACTCGCTGGGCGATCCTGCTGCAGCCTCGAGGGCCTGCTGCCAACCCACCACCTGCTGCATGGTTGCGATCAGCCGGGTAATCATCGTCCTGTCCCCGGGATGCTGCCGGCGGAAGCTTTCCAGAAGCCCTTGGTCCTCGAGCCAGCCGTCAACCAGCTTGTGATTGATCTTGCAGCCTTGCTGCTCGGGAACCTGCTCGCGCTCGCGGCGCATCTTGCGCAGCGTTTCAATCGAGATGCGCTTGGCGTTGTGTCCCCGTTTCAGGTTGCTGATGACCTCGGACCTCTCCGCGCGGCTCCACTGGTCGATTTCATCCGCCAGCATCGCGCGCCACTTGTCCGCGGGCTGGAATGATTTAGGCCAAAGGGCCAGCACCGTCGAAACTGCCTCAAGCGTGTCCATTGCCGGCCCTCCTGAATTTGTTTTCTTCGACCTTCACAAAGTTGCGAGGCTCAAGCAGCCAATCGAAATCAATCCGCCACCCGCGATCGTTGCGGCCTAGCAGGAAGGGTTGGTCTGGAACCCGCTCGATGGTGGAAATCAGATTGGGGAGCCCGACCTCACGCGCCCGGGCCAGGATCTTCTGCCGGCGGCCCTTGGTCATCCGCTGAATGGTGGGGAGCCCGTGCTCCTCGGCCATCCCGTTCCATGAGTTGCCCACCAGAGCCGCATCATCGGCTCCCAGCCCGTAAGGGTTATCTTCCCCGTCTAAGCCCTTATCGACCCCTTGCTGGTCTTCAGGGAGGGGGGGAACTTGTTCCCCAATGCCAATAAGCTTATTGGCACTACTCTCTGTCTCTTCTCTGTCTCTGTCTCTGTCTCTAGGCAAGCATTCTGCTAGCAACCCGCTAGCATCATTGTCCTCATAAGCAAAAAAGCCATTCAAGATCAAAGGCTTGATGGCAGAGACAAAGTCAGCCTCCGACATTCTTAGTCTAAAGGCCACTTTTTTGATGGGGTCATCGATTGTACCATCGCTGTATTCGCTCGCTAGCAGCCAGAGGAGAGGTGCTAGCGCCTTGCTAGCAACTGGCAAGCAGTGGAACTCGTAATCATCCAAGAGATTTTTGTGCAGCTTGATCCACACGGGGCGGCGCTCCTTGTAGTGCTGGAAATCATCCCAATTGCGGGGGGTGAGCTTCATGGGCCTACTTCCTCACCAATGCGTGAGACGCGGCCCGCTTGGACGCAATTGAATGGCCCATGTGAATGGGGGTGCTCGGATCCTTCGGTGGCCACCCTCCCACCATGTTGGATCTGACCACCGTGACCACGCCATTGATGTGGCAGGCTCCGTTGCCTGTGTCGTAGTTATGGAACGCGCGGACGGTCACCTTTCGGCCCCGCTTCTTCCAGTAAAGCTCAATGCGCCTGGCGAGGTCTTCCGCGCCCAGCACCGTCAACCAATCCCGCGAGGGCTTCCCCATGCTCATGCGGCCGCTCCCGCTGGAACCAGCCTGTAACCCTGCTTGCGGACCGAGACCAAATGCCAGCCCCGCAACCTGCGGCGCAGCAAATGGATGTGAACGCGCAAACCGCCCGGGTGCCGATGGGTTCTATTCTCCGTGCCGTACAGCACGTCCCAAATCGCCTGATGGGTAACCAGCTCCCCCTTGCATTCAAGAAACAACCACAACAGCCGGCTTTGCTGTGGTGTCAGCGCCGCCTCGCTGAACGGCGGCAATTTTCCACTCATCGCTCACATCTCCCTGATCTGAACTTTATGAAATGCCTCAACCAGTTTTTTCTTCAGGCGATAGACCTCAGTGCGATAGCCCTTACTGTCCGCCACCACCTGAACGCCGCCCTCAACCCACGTAAAATCCGCCACGTACTTGCAGATGGTCTTTCCCTCGTAGACGATCGGGAACGGCTGCTGGCGCTTGAGATCCGTGATGACCTGCGCGCGCTCTTTCAATTTGAGCTCGCACCAGTGGGCGTATTCTCGCTTGCTGTCGAAAGTCCCCTCGTCGGTCACAACCTTCACAGCCCTGTATTTTGAAGGGGTGGCCCGCGCGGCCGATTGCGGGGAAGCAGGCCTGCGCGGGCCTTTTGCGCCGCTATTGCCGGGGGAGCGGCGGCGCAAACTCATTTTGCCTGGTCCTTCGTCTCGAGCAGCAAAGGCGCCGGATCAACAGGCGCAGGCTGGACTACGGACACCCGGCAATGAGCAATGATCCGGTCAATGAGAATGTCCTTCTTGCTTAGGCAGCCCTTGCCGGCGAGAGGGTCGCTATCGACCTGAATGAACATCTGCTCCAGAGTCTGGCGCGTGAGCGGTGATTGAATTGGCATTGCTTTGCTCTCCGTCATTGTTTGTTTTGGACTTGTCTCCCAAAAAGACCACCACTTGCGCTTCTTGGCGCGTTCACCACCAACTCTGACAGCATGGTTAAGAGTCCGGCCGTTGCGTGTGTTGTTGTCAGCCGCCATGCTGTCCCCGTTTATTTGTTGATAGACCGTTGCATCGGCAGCCAGTCGTTTGGTGTGACGGCGCCGTTTGAGGCCACAAAAATGCGCTTCATGAGTTCCAGGCGCGGCAGGCTCCCATCCATCAGGCGAGAAATCGTGCTTTGCGAGGCACCGATCGCCGCCGCAAATTCAGCCTGTGTCATGCCTTTCTCAGTGAGAAACTCGTGTAGGGTCATGGCCCGGAATATGCGCTCCACGCATATTCGTGTCAACACTAAGATATTAACTCGCCGGCGCGTAGAATGATCTCATGCCTAAGAAGCAACCCCCGCTCGCCAATAGCCCCTTTCGCCGGACGTTCATCCG